ATAACGATTCTTCAATTGCTTCACCATGAGACGCCCCGCCTGCTCTAGTTCCTCAGTAGAGATTAAAGCAAACATAAGGTCAGCAGTAGCAGGCAGACCAAAAGATTCAGATGTATCAGTGATTTCTATATCAGTAGAACCAAACCCACCTCGCGTTGTTTGTGTTGCAGAAATAACAGGAACGTCATGCTCACAGGCAAGTCCACGAAGTTCTTCAGCAATCGCTTTCACATATGTATAGGAATTAACAATGTGTCCCTTGTATCTGGCACTTGCACAAATATTTAGATAGTCAATAAAAATGATATCGGGTTTAAAGTCTTTCTTCAACGAGAGTTCGTTAAGGAGTGATTTAAAATGACCAGAATGTGCGCTTGCTGTAGGGTATTCTTTAATAATAAGTTTACCCTGAGTCTTACGTCCTATCTCAGATACTCGGGATGTGAATAACTGCTCGGGTAAAGTAGAAATATCACGAATGTTGATGCCAAGAAGATTAGCGTCAATTCTTTCTGCAATCTTTTCTTCAGACATCTCGCAGGTAATGTACAAAACATTCTTACCTTGAGTCATAGATGCAGCAGCGCAGTGACACATAAACAGAGACTTGCCAACACCAGTACCAGCTAGAGCAATGGTAAGTGTTTTGTTAGGGAGACCACCTTTAGTGATTGCATTGAATTTCTCAAGATCAAAAGGAAGTTTCTCTTCATCTCTATGATAGAAATCATATCTCTCGCTAGCGTTATCTACGTAGTCGTGTCCGATGTATTCGTCGAAAGATACTGCCAAGGCTTCTTGTAGGATACCGGGGATCGCATCTCGTGAAATTTCCTTATCGCCTCCATCTGCGATCTTGATCGATTGTAGGAGTGCGTTATAGATTGCTCGTTCTTGACACCATTTTTCTGTTCTATCAACGAGCCAGTCTGTGTCAACCCATTCTGTTGTATAAGATTTAACTTGATTAACAGACGTTTGATATGTTTCTTCATTTAGATCGTTTCTCTGTTGTAATTGTAGAATAACTACTTCTGATGTAGGAACTTTATCATACTTTACAGAGAAATCTTGAATCTCTTCAAATACCACACGTTCAGTAATATCTTCAAAGTATTCTGCTTTGAGAAACGGAACTACTTTGCGGTAGAACTCCTCACTAGTGAGAAGGTTTCGCAAGATAGTTCCTTCAAGTTTCTCACTCATCTTCTGTACCATACAAAAATTCTTTCTGCGCTTGTAAATCTAATTTCTCTAATACTTCGGGAGTGAAGTATGTTTCAGGTTCTTTAAGAATTGCTTTGGCATAGACTTTTTTTCCATCAATTTCATAACGTCCAGCAACGTTTTTCCACATCCCTGCTCGCTCACCCATCTCAAGTAATCCATAATGTCGTTGCAATCCTCTAGAATCAAAGAACAATCTAGTTTCTACCTTAGATCCTTCGCGAGTTAGACGAGACTTCTTAGCCTCGCATTTGATAATGTTTCCGATGAGAGTCGTTCCATCTTTCTCTTTTTTCTTTCCGAGATATACGATTGTGCTAGCAGAATACTTGAGTCCGCTACCTCCTCCCATTTCTTTTGTAGGGACATAAGAACCGATGACATCATAAGTGTGATTAGTAACCAACATAGGTATATTAGCCTTTCCCATCTTCAGTGTCAAGATGCGGAAGCATGACTTAATCAATTGTGATTTTGTCATGTCACGAACTTGCTTGTCGTCCGTGGCGTCTTGAACTTCCTTGTTCGTGGCTAGCATACCCAAAGAGTCTAGCACAAACATGAGTGGTTTGCGATCTTCTTTCTTGTCTTCCATATATTTGTCAATGATGCGAACCGCTTGGGTTCGGAATTCTTCAATCGTATCGACAGGGAAGATTACCATGCGACTAGAATCAATGTCACGACTCTCAATCATCTGCTTACTAATGGCAGACTCAGTTTCAAAATAAATGACTCCAGCATCAGGGTCAGTATCAAGGAAATGCTTAACGACACTAAGACAAAAGAAAGTCTTGCCCGTACCTGATTCTCCTGCCAGGGCAGTAATTTTGTTGGAAGGAAACCCTCCAAAAATTGAACCACTAACGAGGGCATTAATAATATAACTGCCAGTATCAACAAAAGATTCAATGTCGCCAGCAGCAACCCCGTCGCTAACAAGACTAGCATATTCATTCTTGCTGTCCTTGATAACGTTGTTTAAAAAACTCATAATTATAAAAATGATAGTAGAGAAATTTTCTTTTCGTAATCCCAGTCAATACATCCTAGCACATTTTTAACAGGTTCTAAGAAACACTTATCAAATTGTTTTTGATAATCAATGTACTTGTCTAGATTTAATTCTTTAGGGATGTCGCTAAAGAAACTGATGCAGTTTTGCATCATTGGATTTGGCGTCTTTAAATAAATGAATTTGATTTTCTCTCCTTCCTGAATGATGGGATACTTATTAGTTATCTTGTTCTTGCGAACATAATAATTGTAAAGTAATGATCCTCTCACATGGATAGGAGTTCCTTTTTTGTAGATGTCATGTTTACATTTATATTTTTCCATGCCATTACAACCACGAGGGAAAGCAATGTTTACATACTCTTGTTTACGAGTATCTTTCTTGACATATTCAATGTAATCAATAAGGTCGTCATTTGTTTTCGTTAGAATGATCTTGAATGCTTCAAGCAATTTATCTCTATAGTATTGTGGTGTTGATGATCGAGCAGTCTCAAGACCACAGATTTTCATCTTAGGTTCTTTATAACGTACACCCTCACTATCCCATACATTGAGAACGTAACGTTTCTTCGCTGTCCAAAAACCACGCTCAGCAATATTCTCACGCTTCATCACCATTTTCTGAGCGTAAGCGTTCATATAAACGGCGAGCTCTTGGTAAGCACTTTCAATATACTTTTCAAATTCCACCTTACACACCTTATCAAGGAAATTGACAACTCCTTCAGCAGTCTTTTCTCTGTCGGCGTATACAGTTTCGACCAAAGGACCAAGGTTGAGATACATAGAATCGGTATCGCAAGCAATAACATAATCAATATCATTTGTCTTCAAGATCTTATTTAAGTATGCATTAGTTTTATTACTAATCCAGCGGATTGCCAACTGACCTGATGCTGTAATTGCTTCAGCAATCTCAAGTCGAAAGTATCGGAAGTGTTCGTTTCCAATAGCACCATAAGCAGAGTTCAAAGAAATCTTCTTTGCCATCTGGATGTTATTACAGCGAGCAATCTCTTTCTTTAATGCAATAGTAGGAGTCTCTTCATACTGCTGCTTAGCAACAAGCATCTTCTTCTTATAGATTACACGCTCATCATACATCTTCTGCATCATCATGGGAAGGAATCCCATCTCATCTTTTTTATACAGAGTGCCGTTAGCAGCAAGACAATCAGTAAGATCAGATGTATCTATCTCTTTCTCAAGCAACTTATCAACATTTGCTGTAGGGTGGCGTCTTGCAAGCAAGGTCTCTGGTGAGAGGTTATACTGCATGATAAGATGAGGGTACAAACTATTAAGGTCGAAAGACACAACCCAGTCGTAAAAACCTGGTTTAGGTTGCTTAACATACGCACCACCATACTTGGAATCTTTTCTTGCTTCTTTCTTTGGAGGAATCGCAATATTGCGCTTTAACAACTCGATGTAAATATAGTTATCCCACATGCGAACCTGTGAAAATATATCTTCAAAGTTTACCTTAGCATCATATGCCATGGTAAAGGCAAGTTCTAGTAACTTCATCTTGTCATCCAACTGATCAACCAGGCGAACGTCAATGATGTTGTATTCTACAAACTTCTGCCAGTCTTTAGTGTAGAACTCTTTAAAGGTATCAAACTCACTATGATCAAGTTTCTTAGTGCCAAGTTCTACACTAGCAATATGATCCAGACGATATGATGCTTGGTTTGTATACGTGAACTTACGATACAATTCAAGATAGTCTAATGTAGCAACACCAGATATATCATATGCAATCTGCTTACGACCTTTAATCCAAATTTCACGACAATATGTAGACTTCCATGGAGATAGCAATTTTGCATCACGCTCACCCAGAACACGCTCAATACGTTTGCTGATATATGTCATATCAAACAACTGAACATTCCACCCAGTAACCACATCTGGATAATTACTAATCCAGTGATGAATGAATGCCTGCAACATACCAACTTCTGTCGAGAAGTGCATGTAGTCAACATCATCATGTGTATTGTTAAATGCATAACGACCAAACACAATGATGCGACCGGTCTTACTATCCTTTAAAGAGATAAGAAGAATCTCTTGGTCAGCAGTTTCAATATCTGGGAATCCATTCTCTGCAGCAGTCTCAATGTCAAGTGTGAAGACACGAATATGACTAGCATCAAACTGAATCTGATCATCAGGATATTCTTCAGAAATATATTGATTCAGATATCGTGTCTGTCCACAGATATCAAAGTCAGGAATATCTTTATGATCTTCTACAAATTTTCTTGCATCACGAATTGTTCCTTGCTTGACAGGGCGAACATTTTTTCCATCTAGAGTTTTCCAGCGTGAAGGTTGTGGGGTGGGTAGATATAGTGTAGGGTCGAAAGGAACTCTATCACTGAACTGATTTCCATTTTCATATCCACGAACATGGATTCGATTACCTGCTTGTTGTACGCTGGTGTAAAACTTCATTCGTCCTTTGCTTTCAAATCATAGTATAATGCCGAGTACATCGGTGCAGGTTCAGCAACAATAGTAATGTTTTCTGAACGAACAACTAGTTCTCGCTCTTCACTGTAAGGAGGAAATGGAATGATTCCATCCCCATTTATCTCACAGGGATATTTTAGTAGACAATCAGGTTGTCCATATTGAGAAGGATCTTCAGGTGTGAATTGTCCATCTTCACTTTGAAATTTAGGAATCTCCTCAATTTCAGCGATCAACCAATGTCCATCAAACTTCAGAATCTGTAGCATCTGTGTCCTCCTCTTGTTCAAATGGAGTTGCAATAGGATGCTTATCTGTATCAGCAGAAACGCCTGCAGTAGGATCTGTAATAGCGTTAGAAGTTGCCTGACTAATTTCTGCTAGTTGTGCCTCAGTGTTAGGATTAGGTTTTCCTTCTTCCCACTTAGGAATTTCGTTTTCCTGTTGTGCTACCATAGCAGAAATCTTTTGACGATATGCTCCAGCAAGACCTTGATCAGGTTCTCCAATTGCTAGGACACTATCATAAGGAACACGGAATTTATAATCAACCGAATAAGGATTCCACTTGCTGAATTTTACTTGAAGATCAGCATCTCCGCCGGAAGGATCATTAGAAGATACTAATTCAAGAACATAGGGATTGCTCATTTGCAAACAAATTCCACGACGCGATTCTTCTTCTCCCTCAAATACTTCTTGAAGATCTGTAATGACACGCTCGCCATTCTTAAACACAATAATTTGATCAGCCATAATTCTTTGCTTGGTTTCTATAAGTATAACATAAAATGAGAAAGGGGGCAACGCCCCCTGTGACAGATATTTATTTGACTTCGTAAGTCGTTCGTTTCATGTGGTCTGGAATAATTTTTTCTAAACTCACGACCAGCATACCATCTTCAAACGTTACGTCCACAACTCTAACATCGTCACCGAGTTGCCAAGTGTTCGCAAATGATCTTCGCGAGACTCCTTTGTGTAAGTATTCTGTTTCAGTATCCTGTCTTGTAGTGTTGCTGGTAACTTTGAGAATGTTTGATTCAGTAGATACTTCAATCTCCTCTCTTTTAAATCCTGCGAGAGCAATTTGAATTTCGTAATTACTGGCGTCATGTTTGATTAAATTATACGGGGGGTAATTTTTATTATGATTGGTCATCGAATCTAATCGATGGAACATATCATTTAAACCTACAGCATGAGGTAGGTATAGATCCCATGTATGTGACATTAGTGTTCTCCTTAAATAAGCGAGATGTTTGTATGGACCCCGAAGGCATCCAACACTATTTAATCAAGACACAAAAAAAGTGATGTAGTGTTCACCGCATCACTTTATAAGGGTTTCCGACTTTTGTAGAGACCGCACGAAAAGGTCTCAAATTTATTTATGCTTCTGGTTTTTTACGACCGATATTATATTTCGACTCTAGAATCCAATCACCTTTATCTTTATAAGAAAGAACTTTGATCTGATTTAATGGGGCAATATCTTCAATTCTAGTCTTATCAACAATACCAATCAGACCCCAATCTGATAGTAATTGTGAAATACGATTCCTGCGTTGAACATCATTCAATGAAAGATTGGTATTCTTTCCATCAAGAGCAAACAACTCTTTGAAGTGAACGATATAATACTTACCTTGTTTATGTAAAATATGACATGATTGATATAGTTTCTTATCTCTTCGCGAAGCTACACCAATACGTGTTAACGTTTCTCGAACTTTAAGGAAGTCATCTGGTTCATTTAAAACCACCTCTACCATATCTGATGGTTGCCACTGAATTTCGATTTCATTCATTGTATGCCGCCCGTATCTAATAATTTTTTAATATGATCCAAATCAGAATTAGTTAGGATTCTAAGAGCGGCTTCTGCTTTACTATGGTTATATCCATAATAACGTTTTACCAATTCAAGGTTATCTAACTTATCCTTTTTTAACCACGAAGAAAATCTCTTCCTTGGTTTCAAACTATTTAGGTAAAAGTCATATTGCATCTTCTTGTCAAGAAAATTCAACTTATTCATTTCATTGGCAAACAGAATACTATCAGTAAAACTAGAAAGACACTTATTAACAATATAAGGAGGATAATCTTTAATACAATCAGGATCAATATCCATCAAGTTCTTCTTAGATTGATTGATAGAATAAAGATAGTCTCCTAGTTTACGCTTATCCATTCTGGTTTTCTATGTGGTAGTTTAAGGTAGTTAGATGACACCCAAGGTTTGGATGCGATATACATTTTGTATGCTTCGATAGTAGTGATACTATCATCAAATTTATACTCCTCAGGCATTGCTCGAACAAAAGGAGTGTGATCATCCCATCTTACATCAGGAATGATTTTGTCTGCAACTTGAAGTGTAGTAAAACAGGTATGAACTTTTGCATAGCGAGCAGCATATTCACTACAGAGAG